TTGGTGCCGTATGTCCCGGCGTATCGGATGGGGAGCCACTGGTTGTAGATGCTGTATGCGCCGAAGGCTGTGGGGGCTAGGGCTTGACCGTCTACAAAGTTGACCTCGGCTAGTTCGCCGTCAAAGAAACCACTTGACACATCCGTTCTTTTGCAAATGTCATGCAGTTGTGTGTTGTTTATGTACCAATTAGTAGCGTCAGGGCCAACACTTGTTGCAAATGTTTGAACAACACCATTTACATAAACATCACAAGCAGTAGCGCCATTTTGTGATATAAAAACATGATACCAAGCGGCGGGATCTCGAAACAAAGCGTTAGTTACTTTGTTTGTTTTGTAAACCCCGCCAACATAATTTTCTACAATTAACTGATCGGATGAGTTAAAACCAATATCAGAAGCATCTGCGCCGGTTGCTCCAGCGTAAAACAAATATTGAGTTGACCCAAGCGACCCACGCTTAACCCAACCACTCCAAGTCCAAACAGTGCGGTTCCCTGCAACAGCAGGAGTCCTGCTCAAATACGCACTCGCAGACCCCCGGAAGCGCAGGGAACTTGCTAGGCTGTAGCTCGCACTGCCACCGGCGCCCGTACCCGTGTCAATATGTATGATCCCCTGGACGCCCAAGGCGATGCTGTTCTGGGCGCCAAGATAGGTCATTGCTTGTTCACCGGCTTCGCGTAGACATCACCGGCAGCGGAAACTTGGATTGCACTGACACGCCACGGAGCGCCAGTGCCAGTCGGAATCTTGAACGGAATGGCGACGTTGGCAGGCACATACGTTCCGTCAGAGGTTGTCGCCGTCACGTTCTCGCCCACCAGCACATATGCTGCCGAGGTAACCGTCACCACCACGCCTTGAGGCCCAGCAGGCCAAGTGCCTGTGGAACCAGCAGTGCCGGTATAGGAGACCGTCTTAGGTCCGAGTTGTGCGCCGATGCACGGGTTGAGCATTTCCATCGTGTTACCCCAAGAAGCGAAGTTTGTAGAGCGTGCGCAAATAAATCTCGATGATGTTGTCGATCAACTGCTGCAACGACATATCAGCCTTGTCAACAACATCATACCGAGCATCTTCAATCTGCTTGAGCGAATCTTCCAAAAACTCAATGATGTTGGTGGTTTTTTTGGCCGATTGCAGTGTAATCGCCCCAATTAGACCATGCCTGCCTTGGTACGACTCAGCAAAGTCATCAGCCGCATCAATGATGCGGTCGTAGAAGATGTTGAGCGCTACATGCTTGGCATAACTGCGGGTGTTTAGGTGGACGCTGTGGGCTACATCCCGCGCCAAGAACAACAGGCCCATGAAATCTGCGGCTTTCATTCTGGCACCCCTTGCATAGGTTGTTGCTCCATACTCTCCTGCGGCATCTCAACCCCGACATCCACATCCCGGCCAGGCATCTCGCCCACAAGGTCACCGCTGGTGATCATGCCGTGGACCGTGCCCAAGACTATTTCCTGAATCTGGTCAGGCGTCATGCCAGCCATCGTGGCGCTGATCCGCTTGGTCTCGGCATCGTAAGCCTTGACCTGGCTGTCGAACTGCTTGACCTGCAAGTCCTGTGCTTCCATCGACTTTGCCACGTTCTGGAGCATCTGGTGCATCTGCTCCATCTCCTGACCCATCGCCTGCATCTGCTGCTGCGCGGCCTGAAGTGCCGGATCGTCATCGTTGGCCAGCAATTTCGGGTCGATGGTCTTGGCAAACCGCTTGCTCATCTCTTGAGCACCCGGCCAGTCCATGTTCTTGATAAACAGATCGCCCGCCACTGACCACAGTTGCGGGTTGCCCTGCAACAGTTGGCTCATAGAGTCCAGAGCTTCCTGACGCTTGGTCATGTAGCTTGGCCCGGTCGTTACGCACACATCGTATTGGCCAACGCTGGGGTTGTAGATCTTCTTGATCACAATCCCGGCCTGGTCAACGATCTTGCGCACCGGCTGCGGCTGATTCGGGTCGATCATTGCCGAATCCGTCTCACCATCGATGCCGATGATGCGGGCAATGCGCTGAGTGTCGTAGATTTTTGGGATCAGATCGACGATCTGGCGAGTGGTGTACCTAACCGCCCGCGCCAAATTATCAACATAGTGATAGGTGCCGGTGTCGCCTTGCTTTTCACGCGCCAGAATCGCTCTGCCAGAGCGTTCGTTGCTTGTCGCTCCCAGACTAGAGTCGTACTGGCCCGTGGTGCTCTTGATGTCATCAGAAGCGCCCGCCTTGGCCTGTAGAAGCCCGCTGGAGGCCATTGGAGGCTGTGACCGCTGGGGTAGTGGCAGGATGCTGCCCTGACCGTCTGTGACGTCAGGGTTTACCTCCAAATACGGCCAGTTGGTCGTATTTGCAGTCTTCCACTGCTGTTCGTAGCCCTCAAACTGACCGCCGTACCCAATAAACGGGGCTTTTGGCGCCAGCGCAAGCATCTCAGCCTCTTGGCTGACCCAGTAGTTGTACATGCGCTGGGCGTCTTTGGCGTTGCGCACCAGCCCAGAGACGTACAGGCGACCGTCAACCTCAAATTCGTTGCCAACAACACGAATAACGGGTATCCACTTGCCCGCCCAATCGTGTTCTTCAATGAATTCGACGCCGTTTGTCTTGCACCACTTGACCTGTTTTTGGTCGACAATGCGTGTTCTGATGGGTTTCATGCCCATCTGCTTCATTTGCTTGTCTTCCGGCGAGTTTTCCAGCGCCGACACGTTGCCGTGGTACAGATTCAGCGTTGCCGGCTTGTGCTCAACGTAGAAATAGTCCGCAATCCGGATGGTTTTTTCGCTAATCCACGGACTCAAGCTTTGATCGCCAATTCCGCGCACCAACAGGGTCGAAACAGGCGATGCGTCGGGGAACTGGCGCTCGTATTCGTCCGTCGTCATGTCCTGGGTGACGAAACACCACTCCGCATCCGACCCGCAGGGGTCTTGGATGGTCGGGTCCATGTACACGCTGAACGAATTGCGCACCCGAGCAATGCGGATGTCCTGCTCAAAGCTGTCGTCGCTGCAATACTCGGTCAAGAGCCTGATGTAGCCCTCGCCGTAGGTCACCTGGTTCTCGCAGGCGGTGTCGTAGGCTACGTCAGCGTCCGAGATGTACTCGATGTGCCGCACGATGCCGTCGAATATCTCAGCAACCTCAACGTCAGCCTTGTCGTCCGCAGGGATGACCTTGCCGCTGGGCCGGTTCTGCCGTTGGTCGTTGGTGACCTGCTTAACGTGCTGGGGCAGCTTGTTGATCGTCAGGCATGGCCTGGCGTTGATCGTCTGCCCTTGGACGCTGCCTCGCGTCGCCAGCACATCTGCTGGCCACTGCCATTGGTTGTCGGGACTGCCTGCGGCAAACCGCAGGTCGTCTAGCTCATCCTCGCGGGAGTCGCTGTAGGCCGACACAGCCATCGTAAAGCGGCTACGCATGGTGTTCAGATCGTCGGCGTTGCCGCCGGCGACTGACTTAGCCGCTTTGATGTCAGAGTTCATTTTTTCTTGGCGGCGGCGCGTTGGGTGGAGTACGCAATCGCAACTGCTTGCTTGACTGGCTTGCCGGCCTTGACTTCAGTCTTGATGTTTTCTTTGAACGCCTTGGGCGTTGCGGATTTCTTCAGCATCACGATCCCATCCAACTGGTTAGGACGCCTTGCGGCGCGTAAGATTTACGAGGCGACTTGTCCGTGTACTCTCGATGCGCCACCGGGAACGCGAACGTCACCGCCAGCGCGTCAGCAGCATCAGGACTGGCAAGACCTCTTGAGCGCATTTCCTTCTTGCCTTCTAAGAAGATTGTACCGCTAGAGTTAGGCTTCTTGGTTGGCCCCACTAAGTCTGCCTTGAGTTGCCGATCCTCGGGTATGGATGCGCTCCGCAGCCAGTCCTTCATCGTGCCCCACATCTCAGCCCGTTTGTTGCCCCACATCACCGAGTTCTTGGCTTTCCAACCAAAATTAACCCCGCGCACCTTATACCGCTGCTCGTTCAATCTGTCAAGTATACCGTATCCCAGCCCGCCTTCGTCAATCACCGTCAGCGTCGGCTTGTACTCCTCGATGGCGTCGATTACCCGACCGACGATGGTCATAGTGTCTTCGCCCGAGTACCGTTTGATGCTCACGATGTCCCGGCCTTGGCGCACCAGTATGACCGTCGAGTCAGCGCCGCCTCGCGCCGGGTCGATACCTATGACCACTGGCGCCGAGCTGTCCTTGTACCGTGCCCGTTTCATCGCTTCGTCCACCACCGTCGGGCTGATGAACTGATCCTCGCCTGCGCTGGGGAATTCACCGTACACCTCAACCTTGGCCTGGGGCGAGTCCTCGCCGTACTCCGCGATGATCTGGTCGTAGACCGCTTTGTCCGTATCCTCGACCGTCCTAGCGTCCACGCTGCGAGCGTTCCAGAACGCCCGTTTAGCGTTGAAACACTCGAAGAAATACCCCTCGTTCCGGCGCGGGTTGCTGAAGGCAAACCAGTACCTGTCGGGCGTGTTCTCCGTGAAGAAGCCTGCGCCCACTTCCCAGATCGGGTTTGGTATGCCGCTGCTCTCATCAAAGATCAGCATCATCCCGTCCTGGTTGTGGACGCCCGCATAGCTGTCAGGGTTCTCGGCTGACCACAGTTTGCCTTCTGCGGCCCAATAGCGCGTGCCTTTCTTCAGGTCACGCTCGACCAGTTCAGTAATCCACTTCGCTGGCACCAGCTTGGTTGCGCTCACCTCCCACCAGTGGGAGTGCATCGCCATCGCCGTCCATTTGGTCAGCTCTGCCCAGGTGACCGACCTCAACTGATTCTCAGAGTTGGCGCTAACCACTACGCTCCCGCCAATGCGCGTGGTGAGCATCCACAGCACCAGCCAAGATACCAGGGCGCTCTTGCCAATACCCCGGCCTGATGAGACCGCTTCCCGTAGGGTGTCCATCTGGACTTGCCCTTTGTTCCGTTTGATGTGCGCCTTGATGTCGTTGAGCACCTCGCGTTGCCATTTGCGTGGGCCTTTGAAGTGCGCCAATGGCGTGTTCTTCTGCCCCCAGGGGAACACGAACCGCACAAACGCTTCTGGGTCATCCGCAAGCGCGGGTGACCACAACTCGACCATCAGCCGCTGTTCTTCAACGGAGCTGTATATTGGGAGTTGCATCTTCGACGTAGGTTAGGCGAGCACGGGCCTCTTCAAGCGCGGTGATGACGCTGATCTTCTGATAGACATCAACGCTGATCTCTTGCTTGGCAGTCCAACCGTGGACATGCTGAAGGATCGCTAGGCTGGCCTTGGAGTCGCCGTTCATCGACGCTTCGGACAGTTTGCCTGCATGCGCCATCTCAGCGTCGGCTTTGCCTTTTTGCGCCGCCATCTCGGCGATGGGGTCTAGCTGACACAGCCGCCTGTATTCAACTGGCAGCATGCCGGAGGCCAGAGCCAAACTGTCGCCTTTTAGGCCCAAGCGCGCTGCTTCGTAAATCTGTTGCAGTCGCGCCTCAGTCGCCCTGATCTCCCTAATTTCTAGCGGTAGGGATTTCATGCGCGGGAGTATAGCTTGTTTTGCGATTAGAAAAAAAATTGTTTGCAGACCCTTCGCCAGCGTGACCGGCCGGCGCCAGGCCCTACCCCCCCCCATGCCGACGGCGACGGCGGCCAGACGGCGGCCAGACGGCCAGACGGCGGCCAGACGGCCAGACGGCCAGACGGCGGCCAGACGGCGGCGACGGCGGCCAGACGGCCAGACGGCGGCCAGACGGTAGTCACATAGTCATGTAGTCATGGCGCTGGAATCGCTGCGAGACGTTAGCCGGTAGTCATGTAGTCATGCGCGCGCAGCCGCTAGCCGGTAGTCATATAGTCATGCGGCGCGCAGCGCTGCGCGGGACTATCGGCGCGGGGCTGTTGGCGCGGGACTATCGGCGCGGGGGTCCAGACGGTAGTCATATAGTCATATAGTCATGCCGCGCAAAGCCGCTCAAATGGCCATAACGCCTATACTGTATATAAACACAGTGTTGGCTTGATTGTCATTACAATAACGATGGCTATAAGACTACACGCCCGGTAGAACCAACGACTACCGCACGACTGCCCAAACGACTACCGCGCCGACTACCACCAAAGTCACTGTCGCAAATGAGACACTACACGCCACAGAGTCTGTTGCATAATCCTATCCATGTCGACGCGATCCCGCGCGACGCAACAGGAGCAACACAGTGAAGTTCGTTTACGTTTTGGTCAGCGCGGTCGTCATCTGCATGATCGCAAACCTGGTGCTTATCTACAGCACTCTTTGAGTCAACCCGACGCGGCCGCCGGCCGCGTCAACCAAGGATAGCAACATGAACGCAACCGCAACCCATCAAATGAATCAGCAGCAGCTGGACGCGCTGCTGGCGTCCGTACCCACGGGCGCGAAGATCACCAGGTCAGATGATCAGGTGATTGTCACGGCGCGATCGAACCGCACAGGTGAGCTAGTCAACCCGATCGTCGCAACACGCACGCTGAATCGAGGGTGGACAGTCACCGCGCCGGCCGGCTTGATCAAGCGCGCCTGATCATCAACCCGAGGCGCCTAGGCGCCTCATTAGTAGAGTACACAAAAATGGCAACAGATTTCATCGGTTACATAGCATATGAGGGTCCGTCCGTCATTGACGGCGCGCCTATCGTCGTCATCATCAATCGCATCGACGCGGACAGCGACAACGCAAAGACTGGCGCGCTTGTGCAGTCGTTCATCATACGGTCCGATATCGCGCCGACCGAAGCGCTCAAAACGGGCGACGATGAATCGGTTTGCGGCGACTGCAAGCACCGGCCGATTCTGGCCGCCGACAACGGCGAAGCGCCATGTTACGTCAACGTCGGTCGGTCGGTGCGCAGCGTCTATGATGCCTATCGGCGCGGCCGATACGTCAAAGCGCCGCTCGAGACGATCGCGCTCGCGCTTGCAGGCAAAAACTTGCGCATGGGCACTTATGGTGACCCCGCTGCGGCGCCCGTTGTCGTGTGGCATCGCATCATCCGGTACTGCGCCGATTGGGTAGGCTACAGCCACCAGTGGCGAAATATCGACGCGTCCGACTGGTCGGGCATGCTTATGGCATCAGTCGACAACGTGCAAGAGCGCGCCGATGCGATAGCGCTCGGATGGCGCACGTTTCGTGTTGCATTGAACGAAGACAAGGCATCGACTGAGGCGCGCTGCCCAGCGAGCAAAGAGATGGGTCAGCGCACTACATGTAACGCATGCTTGCTTTGCTCAGGCACGTCGAAGCGCGCCAAAGACATCGTGATCATAGATCACGCACTCGGGCATAAGCGCCGCGTCGTGCGCATCGCCACGGTGTGATTTTCAGGGCATGCGCCGGTAGCGCATGCCCGGACAATCCGTCCGATTGGAGAAGAGAATGATTCATCTCACTGAAACAGGTTTTCACGCCGGGCGCCGGCTTTGCCTGACGTCACGCGACGACGGTGCGCCGAATGCGCACGCATCCTATGCGCCACTGCGCGACCCGGCTTTCCGCGCCAATTGCTGCGCCGCATGCCTGAAAACGTGGGCTGATGAAGCCTACGACGACGGCGATGATATGCCCGACTACATCGCGGCTTTGCGCGCATCATGATCCGCGACGCACTGTTCGCGATCGCGCTCGGCATCGCTGGCGCGCTGTTCCTGTTTTTCTCACTCTAAGGAAACACAATGCCTTATTTTGTCGTTTTTGAAACTCGTCAACGCGATGCAATCGGTATATTTAGCCAACGCGGCATATCCGTCACCGCCCAATCTGAAGATGATGCGCTTAATCAAGCGCTTAAACATTTTCGGTCTATCGGGCTTGAGACGCGGGCCCCTGTTAGCGTTTATGAATATGAGGAAAACTGCAATGATTGATACCATTTTAGCGGCTGCGGCCGCATCACTGCGCGGGCAGTACGCTCGCGATGTCGTCACCGGGCGCCAGCGCTGGTCCGGGTCCGACCTCAAGGGCAAAGCCCGCAAGTACGGGCATTCGTACTATATCCAGCGCGCCAAAGCCCGCGTGGCACTGTTTGCGGCCGGCGGTTGCATTATCGCCATCGATCACGGCTTGCGCGTCAGCGCGGTGCAGATTGACGCCGACAGCTATATGACGCCGCGCGGCGTCGCCGTGCGCTGCGGCACGCGGTATAAGGTGGTCGCATGATCGCCCGCTATCCCGGCCGCTGCGCACGCACCGGCCGCGTTATCCGGCCCGGTGATGTCATCACGTTCACACCGGCACGGAAACCCGTGCTCGTGCAACAGCAGGAACGCGTGAGCGACACAATCGTGTTTTTTGGCGATAGCGGCGCCAGAGAGTTTTACCGTAATCGCAACGGTCGGTGCGAGGACGCACCGTGCTGCGGCTGTTGCACAATTTAAGGGGGATAGCATGAAAACCGACAACAATGGGCGCCAGTGGCGCCTTATCGACCGGCGCCCTGGCGCCGAATTGTGGCGCGCCGATGATAGTGCGCTGATGGCGCACGGCTGGGCGGTATGCCTGCCCGGCGACGAGCCGGACCATGCGACATGGCAAACCACCAGCACGGAAGCGTGCGCCCGACAGTGGTTCGCCCAATGATCGGCACTTACGCCGCCAGTGGCGCCATTCTGAAAGGATTACAACCGTGAACGAAGTTCAATTCGAGGCTATGCAAGAACAGATCGCCGAAGGCGAACACGCCAACGCATGCTTGGCCGCTATCTTTGCCGATTATGGCTGCGACCCAACGCTTCCCGCGCTGAACCGCAGCATCTACAAATACACCGATTGCGGGCCTCATCTCAGCGTCCAAACATGGGACGGGCGCTGGTTCCACTGCCAAGACTTGCACGAGGTGGACAAAAACGAGGTTCGCTATCTTCTTGTCGGCAGTATTGTCGAAGGAAGCGATGCTTATGTGACCGCTGATTCAATTGACTTTGTGGAATGCGACTCACCCAAGCATGCGGTGGAATTGTTCAGCAAGACGGTCGAATGGGTCAACGACGAAGCCTGCGCCCTGTGGAACGACGCTAACGAAGACGAGGCTTGACCATGACCCGCTCGTTCTATCACGATCAAGCCCGCTACACGCTCGGCACCTACGCCGGCCTGCGGGCCGTTTTTGTCCGGCATTACGCCGGCAACATGATCGAAATCCGAGTACCCGGCGGCCTGATTGTGGTCGACCGTCAGCATTTTCTATGCTAACGGCGTTGATTGTGGGCCTGCTGGCCTTGCTGCTAGCGGCCGTGCTAGACCTATAACCCGCCGCTGGCGGGTTTTTTTATACGACGCGCAGTACCGCAGGCGCCGCCGGCGCCTCCACCATGTCGCGCAATTGCGACTTGGTGTACTTTGCGGCCATGTCGGCCGACACGAACACTTGTTTTTTCGTCGTGTTGGCCTTGCTCATGATGCGGCCGGCGTCCTGCCAACCCGCTTCGTTCAAGGCATGCATCAGCGCGCTGGGGTGTATCCGGTGTTGGCCTGGCTGCGTCAATGCGTCGCAAATGGCATGCCACGGGCCAGCGATCACGCCAGCGGCAAACACGCCGACGCGGCCCTCGATGAGCAACTGCAGGTACTCTTCGTGCGCGCTGCGGCCGCGCTCGACCATGATCGCCTTCGCTTCCGTCA